AGAGTGTGTCTACACCATAGTGCTATATTAGCATTTGATGGTGAAGAAGTGCCTTACTATATAGGTGGAGAAGAATACTACGGTGAAGAACCGGACTTTTTGTGAGGTATTTTTATGGAAACAATATTAACAGGAATGGATGCTAAGGTCAAATTACTCAAAGGTGTAAACAAGGTTGCTAACGCAGTCAAAGGTACTCTAGGTGTAAATGCTAGAACAGTTATCATACAAAACCCTGCGGGTATGCCTGTCATTCTCAACGACGGTGTTACTGTTGCTAGGGCTATCAATGATAAAGACCCCTATGTACAAATGGGTATAGACCTTCTTAAAGAGGTCGCATCAGAAGCACAGGAAAAATCGGGTGATGGTACTACTACTGCTACATTGATAGCACAGGCTTTGTGTAATGGTTCTCTTTCCTTAATAGAACAGGGCGTTAGTCCTATTGTTATAAGAGATGCTTTGGGTTATTACTTAGAAGAGACAATAGATTATCTTAATGACATCAAGACCGATGACTTTTCTATCGAAGATGTGGCTACTATTGCTGCTAACAATGACCCCGAATTAGGTAAAATGATAGCAGAAGTTATCAATAAGACAGGCAGTAAGGGTACTATTACGATAGAAAAAAGTCCTACTTATGAAACATACACGGAAGATGTGCAAGGATTAGAAGTTTTAGCGGGTTACGCACACAACATTATGATTAACAGTCCGAAGGCTAGATGCATCTTAGATAACCCTATGGTTGTAGTTACTACTGAAAGGATAGAGACATTCAATGCTTTGATACCTGCTTTAGAGTTAGCAGTCAAAGACAACAAACCTATTGCTATATTCTGTGCTGACTTTAATCATCAAGCGTTACAGAATCTTTTAGTCAACATAGCACAAGGTAAAATAAGTGCGTTGTTAGTCAAACCTTCGGGTATGCCGGAAGAACAACAAGCATGGTTAGAAGATATAGCATTAGTTACTAAGAGTAATTTGTTTAAGACTTCTCTAGGAGAATCTATCACGAAACTAACGTCATTTGATGTTGGCTCTTGTGAGAAAATACAATCTTCTGCTTTGACTACTATTATAACATCGAGTGGAGAGCCGTCCGATGAATTAAACGAACACTTAGATTCTTTGGCCTGTTATGAAGATGAAGCAACTAATGATTGGATGCAACAATACTATAACAATCGTATATCAAGATTGACTAACGGCATATCTAAAATATATGTCGGTGGTAAATCAGAAGTCGAACAACTAGAAAGAAAGGAACGTGTAGATGATGCAGTAAACGCCTGTCGTTTGGCTATGGATAGTGGCGTGGTCGCAGGTGGTGGTTCAGCACTATACTTTGCTAGAATGAAATTGTCACAACACCCCGAAGATGTTGATTACCATATTAAGAAGTTATTTAATCTTGGATTATTAGCACCTATAACTGCAATAATACAGAATGCAGGTAATAATACGGGCGAGATACCTATACATACGTACAAACAATATATTTGTGGTAAAACTACTGAGGTTAGAAACGCATTTAATGATGGAGTTATTGACCCTGTACAGGTTACAATTAACAGTTTAGAATCTGCGGTTAGCGTGGCAGCATTACTTCTTATGACTGATGCAGCGATATTAACTGAAAGTTTATAACCCTAATACATCAGAGGAATATATATGAGCGCATGGGGAACACAAGCAAAACCTACGACTACACCAAAGACTGCTGAACCTGTAAATAGATTCGATGAATCTTATTACAAGAATCTGTTTGAGAACAATACTATACAGGCCATAACACATCGTGCGGCCTTTGTAGGTCATGAAAACACGGCTAAAACAGGTTTGGCTCTCTCTTGCCTAACTAAAGAAATAGCAGCAGGTAAAACAATCTATATTTTTGACATAGATAACTCTGCAAAGTCTACCGTAGACCATGTATTTCCTAACGCAACTAATATAGTTGTGTTACCATTACATGACGAGACTGACGATTCTATCTTTGATGCGGATAACAACGTAGATTACAAGGCTCTACTTGACAAGACATCTTGGTATGTTAATATACTTGCTGAGAAAGTTAAGAATGACCCCGACTCAGTAGGTGGTGTCATCTTTGATGGTGGTTCTACATTCTTGAAATGGTGTGAACACGCTATGAGAGCATCATTACTAAGTCGTGGTGTCATTGAAACAGAAGATGGTACTTTTAACCAAAAAGAATGGCGAGAGAGAAACAGGCTTTACAGAAATGTTCTGACTAGATTACACAGTCTTAACGTGGCTAAAGTTTACTTTACTTTCCATCTCAAGGCAGTACAACAATATATGGATGACGGTACAGGTAAAAAGGTACTAATGACTGTTGGTTTTAGACCGGAATGGGAAAAGGGTACTATGCGTAAGTTCTCACAACAAGTTTTCCTAAACCGATACATGAAGAAGGCTGACCCTGCTTCCGGTGTTGAGGGTGATAGAACACTCAACGAAGGTGAATGGGTTGTACGTGCTACCATAGAAGAAATGAAAGGTAACAACATAGAAATGGTGGGTACAAAGCACGACATTCTAAAAGTTTCCAATGGTAACGTAGAGTGGTTAGGTCTACCGTTTATGGAGTGATTATATGATTACCGTTGATGGCACGTCTTTAACGTGGTTACTTACCTTGTCCCAAAGAAAACAAAATGTTTCGGGAAAAGTAACACCACAGGTTCATTCTTTAATGATGAGAGCAGCAAGTGGTAGACTTACTGCTTGCTCTCTTGTCAAAGATGGCCTTACTTCATTGACTTTGTTGTCTATACCTTGTTCCGGTGAAGGAGACTTTGCTATATCTGATATAGAGGCATTCTTAGGTGCGTTGAAATATCATGGTGGTGTTATTAGGTTGGATATTGGAGAAGATAAAATTATCTTAAAATCATCTAACAAACAAACTACTATGACTTCTTCTGATAAGGCTCTAGCATTTCCTCACACATCTTCTAATGTAGCAGAGTGGGAAGCGAAATCTGTTAGGTTGGCTACGAAGATAGACTTGACTGATACAACATATATGCTCAATAGTGGTGCTAAAAGAAAGCCGTTTGCATCTTGGGAGGGTATTGATACCACTACCTTATACGAAGCGTTTAGATGCGACAATATGAATAATCAAAGATATAACAAATACAGAATAATTTCTGACGAAAATGGTTTATGTGTAGAGGTTGGAAAACAACTTAAAGGTAAAACTATCTCACAGATTGACCCAAAACCACAAGATATATTTGAAGCCGACTACAATGGCGGCTTAGAGTATGTTTTCAAAGAGTTGACAGGAACGGCTGATATACACTTTTTTAACTTTGTACCCGAAGGACAGGGTATTAGAATGCTAATTACATTGGGTGATGGCGACTTTATTTTCCAAGCAGGTAACTTGGGGTGATTGAATGGACATAGAAATGACAGGATTAGAATTAGGGAAAAACAAAAGAATGATTGACGGGTACGAGGTTACTATTACTATCATACCTACTGACTCACAACCTCTGTATAGAGATTATGAGTGGCTACACGCACAGTATGTAAAACACAATAAGAATATGCAAACTATTGCTATTGAATGTGGAGTAACACCAATGTGCATCAATAACTGGCTACGTCGCCATAACATTGATACCCGTAGTAGAGGGGCTAGAAGGTTGGATTGATATGGTTAATTACACACAGCGTTGGCCTAACTGCGAAAGATGCGGGGCTACTTTCTCTTGGGTTTTTGTAGAACATATAGAAAATGCTGAAATATATGAATGCGAGCATTGTAATGACCTTAAAATGTTTAGGCATGATGTGGAATGATTGTAGAAAAAACCAATGGTAGAAATGTTCTCATAAGGGCTAGAGATAGTAATGGTAAAAGATACGAGAAAACTATTAGTGGTTACTGGCCTTACTGTTACATAGAAGATGCTAACGTACCATATGTTGCAGAGGCAGTAAGAACTGAGGCAGGTTATACTGGATTGTATGGCGAGTCTCTGACTAAAGTATACTGTGCTACACCACACGATGTAAGGCAAATGTCTTATGTAGGTTCTACATGGGAGGCAAACATACCCTACACAAATAAAGTGCTGTGTGATTATATTAACGATGGTAACGAACCTATACCTAACTATAAACATAGAACATGGTATCTTGATTGTGAATGGTCGCCAACGACAGGACACATGAGAGTAATTGTAGCCTATGATAATTTTACCGGAAAAGAATATGTATGGTTTGTCGAAAAGACACTTTCTGATAGAGACTTGAAAGATGGTGAAGGAGTACCGTATTCTGAGTTGGGAGAATACAAGTACGAAACACCCGCTATGGGATTCCCTAGTGAGCGTTCCATGCTTATACATTTTATGAGAATACTAAAGAACTGCGACCCCGATATTATTACGGGGTGGTATGTAGTAGGTGCTGACATAAAGCAGATAGTCGAGCGTACTAGAGCCTGTGGTCTACCTTCTTATGCTCTCTCCCCTCTTAGGAGATTAAGGTATGAGTATGGAGACTGGGAACAGCCAATAGTGGGTAGAAACTGTATAGACTTGATGCTTGCTGTTTCTAAACTATGGGAGATGAAGAATGGAAAACTACCTTCTTACAAACTAAACGACGTAGCGGAAGAAATATTAGGGGAAAAGAAAGTTGAGTTAGAAAAAGGACACGACGAATCTTGGTATGAAGATAGGGATTTGTACATACATTATTGTAGACAAGACGTTAGGTTACTACCTAAGTTAGACGATGCAGTAAACGCATTGGATTACTATACAGCCCTACAACATATCGTACAATGTGAGATAAAAAGTACGCCCTTTATCACTAAGATGTTTACTAACTTAGTTTTAAGAGATAAACAGTTTGATAGAAAAATACCTTCGCAACCTCAATTCGCTAAAGTAGATTATGAGGGTGCTGAGATTCTAAAAGTAGAGGCAGGAGTATATGATAACGTAGGTATT